AGATAACCATTTTGGAAGATATTCATATGCAAGCTGAAGTCGGCTTAAAATTTCTCTAGCAGTAGAACCCTTGTTTGCCAGAATAGCCACATTCATACTCTGATTAAATAAAATATAATGCAGAATATATGATACCATGGTTGTCGATTTACCAGACTGACGAGGCAGTTTTGCTATGATAAATCTATTATCGTGTATCTTTTGTACTATGTCTTCTTGATAATCATACAAATCAAAAGGAACTAAACCTTTGTCCAAAGATACAATCTTAATGTAATTTTTAATAAAATAAATTGGGTCTTTGGCACATCGAATATACTCTTTAACCTGTTCTGGAGTATAGTCTATTTTAATTCCAGCTTCTTTTAAGTTGGAATTTCCCAGATAACCTTTATGTTTTTTACTCATGTTCTATATGGAACTGTAGTTATTCCGTCCGTAATTGGACCCGCATCTTGATATTCAAATCTCAAATTGTAATTATTAAATGTTGTTCCGTTTGGCAAAATTGATACTTCATCTGTTACTAACCAAACTCCCATAGGATAATATTTACTCGGAGTTAAATTTCCTATCAATAGATTATCGGCATAAACATTTACGCTAAATCTTCTAATTGCTGGATTTGTTCTTAATGTTCTCCACGAATAAGTTCCATCAGATTCTGTAACTACTGTTTTAGTGTAAAAATCCAAATCTCTATTACCAGTCGTAATAGAGTTTATATTATCGAGTGTTATTCCGCGCACAGGATCATAGCTAGATGCTAAAACATTATTCGCAAAATGATTATTATACCAATTATCATAATACGAATCTTGTTCAGGTCTTGCATAATCAGTTGTCAAAATATAAGGTATTGGAAGCGTGATTCTATGTAAAATTAAATTTTGATCTGAAGAATCTGTAGCTAATAACCGCACCTTACTCAAAAGAGGAGAATTTAATTTACTATTATTAAAACCCCCTACTTCATAGCGAAATGCTTCTTCGGTGGTGATATCATCTGAAGTAGAAAGATATTGATATGTTCTTCCGTGAGTTGCTACTTCTATATCCCATAGAATATGATTTAAAAGTATATCGTCATTATACTTAAAATTATTAAATGATTTTGTATGTAATCCATAATAAGGGTCTTCTAAATTAGTAATTGGTCCCTGATAAATTACTGATTGATTAAGGATATTAAGAGGTAAAGTAGTTAATAATTTTGATATGAAAATATTTTCATTATAAGAATGATAAAAATTAATTGGTTGATAATTTGGATTTGATCTTGGAGTTGATGTATAATTTGTTTTTGAGAATATTGCAGGATCTGTGTAAGTAAATCCAGCGGCATTACCATTTACAGAAGACGGAATAAAATCCATAAACCAAGAATTTTCATATCCATGAGGAATATGATAACCTGTTCTATTGAATAAAATATTATTATAAATGAATATACCGGAAACACCATGGCTCATATTTTCTTCTATGATTCCACGCACAAATTGGCTTTCGTCCTTCATAGCAAAAAATGGCTCATATTTTTCGGATATTCTTGTCCCTGCTTCAGCTCTTAAATTATTCTCACTTATCTGTCCAAAAAATGATCGTATTATTCCATTTCCTAATTCTGGTATGCCATTAGATTCAAAATATTCTGTGTTATATGAAATTCCACAGTCGAAATTAATTCCTGTTTGGCCAACAACATCTGAAGTAAACCAAGGGACCAACTTATCAGAAGCATTAATTATCTGGCCTTGATTTAATCCAGAACTAACATCACGAGGAATTGCTGTACCTTCAGCAAAACCAAAAGTAATAGCATCAATAGGAGTTGGTGCATATCCAGTTCTTCTATATCTGCTTTGTATTACTGTTCCTGAATATGGTTGACCATAAGGATAATGGTATATAAGTTCATATGGTAAAGTGACTCCTAACGAAAAACTTTGAGAAGTTGTATCGTGAAATCTGCCATGAGGTTTTGATCTAGGAAGTCTATTAACATGCACAGGAGCAAATTTACATCCTGGACTTCTCAATTCAGATGTTCTTTGCAATCCTCCCCAATATTTTTTAAATTCATTATCATAAAATTCCTGCAATGGAAGAGCGTCTAATGGAAATTGAATTCCACCGTGAATTCCCTTTTTAGTTAAAGGTCCAGAAGTATATAAAAGGAATGCATTTTTAAATTCAAATATACGATCAAATGATAATCCTGGATATTCCGCATATTTAGCTTCTAGTTGTGGCCAAAATTGATCTTGTTTAACTCTATTAATCCATGCAGTTGTTAAACCGCTTACTAACGACATTAATCTCCATAATATACTTGAATCTGCTCCTAGTCCCAGCCCCCATCGCAATTCATGGTCATTAAATATTATATCAACACAAGGAGATGGTGGAACGTAATGATTGCCGTTAATAGTTACTCCATTATAAACAAAATCAAACAATTTATTCCATCCACCAACATATGTTGATCCAAATTTACCTGCAAAATTTTCCCTGCCTGTAAAACCTGTCGCAGAATATGCAGTATATCCTAACATATCTGTTACTAAATTAGGAGTAAATGGAGCAGGTACTAAATAAGTATTTCCATTATGAACCAAATTATAGCAATCCATATAAATTGGTAATCGCATTTTATCATTATCGTCAAGATAATCGTTACCACTATATGGTGCATATACAGGTAATGTAGAACCAGCAATAATACCAGAATTAAATAATAGACCAGCAGGATTATTACTACCAAAAGCAGTTATTTGCCAAGCTCTTAATCCAGTAGCTCCTCTAGAAGGATATAGTTTTTGTGTAAATGTTGGATCAAATAAAGTTCTAAAAGATGGACTAGCCTGAGAATGGGTTACTCCAGTTGAATATTTTCCGCTATCTGGATATCTGTTTTGATTGTTTCTATCGAAAATATATCCACTGAATCCTGGTTCTATTGTTATACCAGCACTCGGATATGAACCTATACTTATAGTACTGGTAGTACCATTCCATCCCCAAAATCCATTGATATAATAAGAATTAGAACCATATGTTACTTGAAACATATCTTCGCTGGTTCTTCTATTTGCTAGTGTTCCTTGAGTAGTACCATATACTCCTTCGCCTTGATTCGCATATAAATTTACATTTGCTCCCGGTCGCATATAGATAGCCAATGCAGGTAACACTCTGTTCTGATCATAGCTTATTCCAGCCCATAATCCATTGTGTATAACACTACCAAAAGGAATTTGAGGATTGGCTATAGTATCTGCTCTGAATGTCAAACCATATGCATAATAATATTCAAGTAGTCCAGGGGTTTTAATATTTAAATCATTATATGAACCATAATTATAGGCTAAAACAAAATTATTACCTCTAGCAAATTGAGTAACACCGCTCTGCGTAAAATAATAATGATTGGAAGACATCAAATCATTAAAAGAAGTTCCAGCAAAATTAGCTTGTCGCAGTAAAGAAATATTTCCGCTAGCGGAGCGTATTTCAATTGCAGGAGAAGTGTCAGTAACTGTTCCAAAAAATACTCTTACATAAAGTTGTTGTAGCAACGGAGCATTTGCGGGTATTGTAAATGTAACACTATTATTTCCATCCCCAACATCAAATGTTTCAGGATCGTATGTTATTTCTTGATTATATGTGGTTAGATTGGTGAGCAGAATTGTTGGATTTCTTGGGAAGATTCCTCCCTGTCTCCAAGTAACTGTTATCGATTGATTGTTCAGATATAAATCATCATTAGTTTGAACATCTGTGATGAATTGCAAGAAGCTATCTTGTGTATTGAGATTGAAATCAGTTGTTAGAATTGGAGTAGCTTCTCGTTCTGGACCGAACAAATAAGAACGCATTACAAACTGCAAAGTACTAACTACAGTTCTACGATTTCCGAATCCACCTTCGTAATCATTTCCGATTTTTGAAGCAACTAAATTGATTGGAACATCGATTCCTCTTGTGAGAGTCTTATCAAAGTCCATTGTCAGAATATATTCTGGAGTAAAATATGGAGCAATTTGTTCTATAATCTGGAAATTTTCTTCAATATTTCTAGTATAGACTGTAAGATTGAATTGCATCAAGCAAGGATATTCGCCAATTTTTATCTTTGCTTTTGTTTCTCCATCTTCCTGATAAAATAATTTATTAAACTCAAGTTTATTTCTATGTCTCTGCGTATCATATTGCAGATTAGACATATCAAAACTCATCATAGGAAGAGTTATTTGAAGCTTATCTTTTTCAGAAATACTTGATGGATTTTGTAAGCGGCTAATGTACTTTTCTTTTCCACCATAAACAAGAGGAACTTTGATTTTTTTAGAATCGGAATCATCCTCTCTATTGACATAAATGTTATTAAATAGCGAAGCAAATGCTATCGTGTTCTTTTTAATGCAATCGTTATAAAATGAATCAAACATTGTTATCCTGTATTATAGCTTTCTTTGAACTTCTTTCTTTATTTATCATGTCTTGAAGATCCAAAGTTGAACCCACAAATATTGCATTGTTTGTTTGTTTAATTGTGGTTTTTTCACTTTCACTTACTTTAACATGAACATCCATAAGATCTTTATTGATTTCTGATAGGGCTTTAAGCATATTTGTAGCCACTTCATATGCTCTAGGCGAGTCTCCGTCTTGGGCTACCTGAAGAATGCCATCTAAAGCTAATTTACCTTTTTCGAGTATTTCTCTTATATTATCTCTAGCATATTCATAGTCATCATCTACATTCTTTTTTACAATGGAAGATTCTTTCTTCATTGTAGCTGGAGTTGAAATTTCTAAAAAAGTATTAAGTTTTTCTTTGTTCGTTATATCTGCCATTTAAATACCCTCTGAAAACGGATTATCCTCACTATAATCAATTAGGCTTGGCGTAACTCCTGTGTAGTAATCACTTACTAATAGATCAAATGGATTATCAATATCTGAAATGTTATCGGTCTCAGTATTGTAGTAGGTGACAACATTAGATGATGTAGCACCAGTCATAGATGCGGTTATACCAAATTCGTTCGACACAACAACATCTCCAGACACAAAGGTTCCCTTGATCGGAGATAGTGTAAGTTGCTTGACACTTGTACTGTAATTGACAATTGCTGCTGTCTTTGGCGATGAGCCGAATGTATATCCGTTCTGATATAGTTTATCTCCTATGGTAAATTCGTTCATGAAAGTACCACCAGCCTCATTGACAAACAACGAATATGTTTCTTTTGAACGATCCATAATCGTGTCCAACGGAGAATCTGTATTGAATTCTTCGTGTGAGAAGACAAAAGTTTCACAGAATAGAGTGTAAGTATATAATTTACCTAGTTGATAAAACGGAGTTTCATGCTCAACAAAGTTGATTTCAAAAAAAGTTTTTGACAAAGGAAAGTAAATTAAATCACCTTCTCTTGGACGGGTTATATTAGTAAATCGTTCAGTTATTTCTTTGGTAAATCTCTTCTTTGAAACAACTAAAGTGACATCGTCTTTTACTTCAATTCCAAATCTAGAAGCCAAATCTCCTGCACCACCAAATCCATTTACTGTAGCAGGATACATTTCTATTTCTATTTTGTTATTAAACGAAGATAAAGGATCTTCTCCATATAAAACAGAAATATTATTATATTCTCTTGGAATGTAAAAACAGTTCTTACCCATCATTTTGATCGTTTCAATAACGATGGATTCGGTTACATTTTGTTCGCCAGAATAGTTATCTCTAAAATGAGGATTGGTTGCCATTTTTATCCTGTCATGAAGTCAGGTGGATATTCATATGCAGATCTTACTTGTTCCTCAAGAATTGCTATTTCTTGTATTGCTTCTGAAAATATAGAAGAACCTCTTGTCACGATACCACCGGGTAACTGAACCCCATCAAACTTTGATAAGTTTGCTCCCCACTGTCTCTTTATAAGAGCAGTGACATACTTCTTAAGAAGAATATCATTGTAAATTTCTGGATATCTCTCAGGATCTAGAATCACATAAGCTTCCACAGCCAAATGGGTTCCGGCCTGCATGTCTGACCAGTCAGTTTCTATCTGAAGTTTATTTGTAACTTTTGAGAAGCGAATTGATCTTTCTGGATCAAACATCATCTCAATCATTCTGATGTATCTTTTTGCGATATCATATGTGGCAACTGGAGTTGAGCCACTTGTATTTAAATTGGTATTAATACCAAAGAAGTCATTCAATGCCAATTGATATCGAATATCAAAAAAGTTATTTGAGCTATGTGTACCGAATGGAAAAATTCTAATTATTGATAAAATATCACGGCCATCCGGTCTACCAGAAGGATCTGCTCCAACCATGGGACCAAATGCATCAGTATTAACATATTTACGGTCTATATCTTGCTGTGTAATTACATAATCAAAATAGCAACGATCCACCCCGTCAAAATGCCTTTCGGCAAAAAACTGGAGTGCATCC